CAATTCTCTGCATACGGGTGAGCTTGCCGTATGCCCCGCCTCTATGGCGGGTCCATCATCGTCATGCTCATTGATGACGGCGGCGGCCTGGAGGAGCCCCTCAACTGGAAGGAAATCAGAAGCATAGATGAGCTCCGGGTCTATGAACGGGCCGTGGTGCAGCCGGACTACACCAGCCTCTATGCCCACGACCCTGGGAACCCTGCAAAGAACAGCACCAGCAAGTTCGGGATGCCGGAGTTCTACTACGTCCACAGCCTGTACGGGAGTTTCACTGTACACGAAAGCCGGTGCCTGGTCTTCCGCAACGGCATCCTGCCGGAGCGCGTCACAAACCCGGTCTACCGCTTCTGGGGTCCCCCGGAGTACGCCCGCATCAAGCGGGCCATGCGGGACGCCATCACCGCCCATGGGAACGGGCCTAAGCTCCTGGACCGCTCCGTTCAGCCCATCTACAAGATGAAGGACCTGGCCTCCACCCTGGCCTCAGAGGGCGGCGACGACATCGTGATGAAGCGCCTGGAGCTCATCGACCTGGCCCGAGGCATCCTGAACAGCATCGCCATCGACAAGGACGGCGAGGACTACGACTTCAAGAGCTTCCAGTTCACGGGGGTCAAGGATGTCATCGACGCCACCTGCAATATGCTGTCCGCCGTGACCAATATCCCCCAGACAATTCTGTTTGGCCGTTCCCCGGCCGGTATGAACGCCACTGGCACAAGCGACCTGGAGAACTACTACAACTACGTCGAGAAAATCCAGAAGCTCATGCTCAAGAAGAATCTCCGGGCCCTGCTGGATGTGCTGTTCTGCGCCGGGGTGAGGAACGGCGAAGTGGAGGAGACTCCTGATTATAAGCTGGAGTTCTCCCCGCTGTGGAGCCTCAGCGAAACGGAACAGTCCACCGTAGACAAGGCCAAGGCGGACACCGAGCTGGTCCGGGCCCAGACCGCCCAGATTTATGTCCAGATGCAAGCGATGGACCCCTCTGAGGTTCGGGCGGCGTTGAAGAGGACCGAGGACTTCGCCGTTGAGGAAATTCTTGATGACCTGCCGGATGAGGACTGGGGTACAGAGGAGACCGGGGAGCCTACAAGCGGCTTCCCGGTCGGCAACCCTCCTATACCCGAAACCGCCATCGGTGGCAACCAGACGGGCCTCAGCGCCGCAGGGGAGGCTTCGGAGGAACCCCCCATTCCCACCCAGACTGACGCGACCCCCACGGCGGCGGCGACGCTCGTTGTGAAGGACGGCAAGCTCCTCATCGGGAACAGGCTTGATGTCACCTGCGTGTGCGGCCCTGGCGGCCACATTGAGGATGGGGAGACCCCGGAGCAAGCGGCAAGGCGTGAGGCCATGGAGGAGTTCGGCATCAGGCTGGGCCCCATGTACTGCCTGGGCCAGCTTGACGGCCTCCCGGAGGAGTACGGCCTCCCGGTCATCTACCTCTGCACGGATTTTGAGGGGGAGCCCGTCTGCGACGGGAAGGAGATGCGGACCCCGGAGTTCCTTCCCCTCGATGAGGTCCAGCAGTTCGTGGCGTTCCCGCCCTTCAAGAAATCCATCGACCTGTTGCTGGAAAGGCTGGGTGTTCTGAATGAATGAGGCCATCAGACAACAAACCCTGCAAAATGCAGTCCAGGGCAAATTCAGAGGGCACCAGAAGCTCAATAGCAAGGCCAAACCCATCTACCCCCAGGGCATTGAACGGGAGTTCCAGAGGGTCACAAACGCCTATATGCGGCTGGTGAACCAGGTGGTGAAGAAGCACCTCCCGGAAATCAGAAAGGCGGCCGCCGCAGAGCGGGACGCCAAGCGCCGCCAGGACGATGCCGGCGATCTGATGAGGGCCGTTGAAAAAGCCTTCCGTGCCATGGGGGAGGAGCTGGACCGGAGCACGGTGAAGTTTGGCCTTCGGCAAAAGCTGGAGGACCTTGCCACCATGACCCGGAAGTTGAGCATCCAGGAGTGGAAGCGGGAGGTCAAGGCAACCCTCGGCATTGACCTCCTGGACGACTACTACCTGGGGGAGTTCTACCGCCAGCAAATCCAGACCTGGGTGGAGGAGAACGTGGGCCTCATCAAGTCCATGCCGCAGGAGACCCTCACCGAAATGCAAAACATTGTCTCACAAGGCTTTAAGACCGGCAAATCCATGACATCCATCGTGGAGGATATAAGGAATACCTATGGAATCAAAAAGTCCTCTGCGAGGCTCCTGGCGCGTGACCAGTTAGGCAAGCTCAACAGCCAGCTTACCCGGCAACAGCAGACCGACGCTGGGGTGAGTGAATATGTCTGGTCCACGTCCAAGGACAGCCGGGTGCGGGATAGCCATAGAAGCCTGGACGGGAAGACCTTCAAGTGGAGCGACCCGCCAGTAGTAACACCGCCAGGGAAACCGGTGCGGCGATGTCATCCCGGCGAGGATTACCAGTGCCGGTGCGTCGCCCTGCCGGTTTTCGACATCTCTACGATAGATATTCCGGCCTCGGGCCCCACGAAGGGGGGAAGCTGACATGAAGAGGCGCTACTAACGCACCGGCCCCAACGAAATCGGAAAGGAGGGAATAGGCATGACGGCATCGCCTACCCAGATCAATGTGGTATGCAACGAGCTCATCGCAGAAGCGGAAGCCATCGTCAAGTACACCAGCGACATCGAGCTCATCAAGGAGGGGGACCCCAAGCTGGTCAAGACCTTCATGGAAACCCGCCTGGATGAGCTTGAGCACATCCAGAACCTCACCGTGGCTCTCACCGAACTGCTGGTCGAGGAGGAAGAGGAAGGAGGCGGCGGTTCTGAATGACCCAGCCTAAGCTGACAAGGGTGCTGCGGCTCGACAGCATCCCCCTGGATGAAACGTACTGGACCAATGAGGGCTACCTCATCGACCATCCGGTCGTCACGTCAGTCGGCATCTTCGAGTACATGAACCCGGACGGCTCCGTGCGCCGGGAGCTCCGGCTCCCGGAAAATGTTTTCGACCCGGCCAGCCTTGCCAGCTACAAGGGGAAGCCGGTCATCCTGACCCATGAGGCCGGGGTGGTGGACAAGGACAACGTGGACCAGGAGCATATCGGCACCATCCTCTCCGAAGGGAAGCAGGACGGCGACGACGTGCGCTGCGAAATCGTCATCCACGACACAGACACCATGAAGAAGAGTGGCCTCCGGGAGCTGTCCCTCGGGTACAGCCTGGACCTGGATGAGACGCCGGGCACCTGGAAGGGCCAGCCCTACGACGCCATCCAGACCAATATCCGCATCAACCATCTGGCGCTCGTTGATAAGGCCAGGGCCGGAGAGCAAGCCCGGTTGAATATCGACGGAAAAGACGCCAACACACTAAAAGGAGGAAAAAAGACTATGGCTCAGAAGACCAAGAGAAATGACGGCGGACCCATGACCCCCGAGGACCTGGCGGCCTCCATTCAGGCGTTCAAGGACCGCCAGGCTGCCCGTGGGCACGGCGGCCACGGTGACGATGACCCCCCTGCCGCTAACCCCGCCCCCGCTCCGGCTCCTGCCGCTCCTGCCGCTGTCGGCGGGGAGCAGAAGGATGAGGGCGACCCCGTGCAGATGGTCAAGGACCGTCGTGATCGCCGGGACGCTGAGGGCGACCCCGCAACCCCCGAGGCGGCCCTGGGCGTGATTGCCCAGCAGGATGAGGACATCGAAACCCTCCTGGAGTACATCGAGGGGCTCCAGGCCAAGCAGGACTTCGATGAGGCCAACCAGGAGCCCCCGGCCAATGCCGATGAGGGGGAGCCCGGCGACGGCACCAAGCAGGACGGCGAGGGCGACGATAAGACCAGCGGCATCAATGCCGACGCCGCCGACCAGATTTTCCGCACCCGCATCGAGCTGGTCCGCATGGGCGACCGGCTGAACCTGGACGGCATCGAGACCATGAGCGTCCTGGATGCCCAGAAGGCCATCATCAAGGCCGTCAATCCGACCATGCGCCTGGACGGTAAGAGCTCCGCCTACATCAAGGCGGCCTACGACCTGGCGAAGGACACCCTGAACGCCCGGAAGACCACCAACTACCAGCGGGCTCAGATGATGGGCGGCCGCCGTGCCGACGCCGCTGATGCCCCCGGTGCCAAAAGTGCCCGTCAGAGAATGATTGACCGGCAGGAGAATGGAGGTAACAAGTAATGAGTGCTCAGACTGTTTATTCCCAGGCAACCCCCCGTGGCGTCGCTGGCGGTCTCGTTGACCTGTCCGCCCACGCCATCAACACCCGGCTCAACGGCGAGGCCGGCAACACCATGAAGTTCGGCATGGGCGTCGTCCAGGGGGCCACCCCCGGCTCCGACGTGAAAATCCCGGCCACCGGTGCCACCGCCGCCCAGTTCGAGGGCATCACCGTCAACGGCTACACCAGCGAGATGGACCGGGAGGGCGCTGTCACCCTTCCGCCCCTGGCTTCCCTGGGCATCCTCCAGTACGGCAAGATTTGGGCCCGCACCAAGGCTGGCATCACCCCGGCCTACGGTGAGGCCCTGTACCTCATCATCTCTGGCGATGATGCCGGTCTGTTCACCAATGCGGCGGCTGAGGGCACCACGGTCGCTGTCAATGGCCGCTTCATCGGCGGCAAGGGCACCGGTAACGTGGCTCCCGTGGAGCTGTTCTACCAGGCCAACCAGTAATAGGAGGTAAGAGAAAATGACCATGAGATACGATGCCACCATGCCCTCCCAGAGCTATGACCAGGCCGACTACGACGCCCTGCGGCGTAGCAATATCCCGGTCACGCTCTGCGAGAGCCCCGCCCTGCGGTTTGACTCCGCTGAGGACGCCGCCGTCTTCTTCGCCCGTGAGCTGGACTACATCAAGACCAAGACCTACGACCGGCTGTACCCTGAGTTCACGGCCCTGTCCCTGTTCCCCGTCACCCATGAGGTGCCCGAGGGTGCGGAGACCGTGACCTATTACAGCTACGACAAGACCGGCATGGCGAAGATTATCAGCAACTACGCCACCGACCTCCCCCGCGTGGACGTTAAGGGGGAGCCCACCACCGTTCCCGTCAAGTCCATCGGTGATAGCTATGGCTACTCCGTCCAGGAGATGCGGGCCTCCCGCATGGCCGGCAAGTCTCTGGATGTGCGGAAGGCTGAGACCGCCCGCTACCAGATCGACCGCCTGACCAATATCATTGCCTGGAAGGGCGATGAGACCGCCAAGCTGCCCGGCGTCCTGAACGAGAACAACGACATCCCCATTTTCACCGTCCAGGCCAATAGCGCGGGCAAGACCGAGTGGAAGGACAAGGAGGCCGACGAAATCCTGGCCGATGTCAGCGCCATGCTTCAGCAGGTGAACAAGAACACCATGAACGTGGAGCATCCCGACTATCTGGCGCTGCCCTCCGATACCTACATCGCTCTGGCGACCAAGCGCATCCCCATGACCGACAAGACCGTGCTGACCTTCCTCAAGGAGAACCTGCCCGACATCAAGGACATCGTGTCCACTGCGGAGCTCAACAGCATCGCCGTGGACACCAACCCCTACGCCGCCACGGATGGCAGCGGCAAGGCCGTGGCCCTGCTCTACACCAAGGACCCCGAGAAGATGTCCATCGAAATCCCGATGCCCTTCTACCAGCACCCCCTCCAGTATGAGAAGCTGGAGACCATCATCCCCTGCGAGTCCCGCGTGGTCGGCGCTATGATTTACTACCCGCTGTCCGCCCTCATTGCGGTCGGCGTGTAAGAAGAGGGAGGAAAAGACTATGAATATCACCAACAACGGCAAGAAAATCATCAATGTCGGCACCCTCACCCTGCTCCCCGGCCAGACGGCCCCCCTGCCGGAGGGGTATGAGGGCAACCCGGTCGTCGCCTTCCTCATCGGCCGGGGCACCCTCACGGCGGACCAGCCCTTTCGGGCTGCGGCGGCCAAGGCCCCCCTGAAAGATGATGCCGCCGATGCGGCCGCCGCAGAGGCGAAGGCCAAGGCCGAGGAGGCTGCCCGTGCTGAGGCGGCCCGTCAGGAGGCCATCAAGGGCATCAAGAAGATGAACCGGGCCGAGCTGGACGCTGCCTGCGCCAAGGCGGGCATCGAAGTCACCGACGCCGACACCATCCCCACGCTCCAGGAGAAGCTGATCGCCGCCCTCCAGGAGGCGTAAGGAGGGGTAGCTATGACCCCTGCTGAGATTATCAAGCTGGTCGGGCCCGAGTTTTCCGGGGTGAGCGACGAAGACCTCCAGAAGTGGCTGGACCTCAGCGCACCGCTGGTCAGCAAAGCGAAGTTCGGGAAGCTCTACGACCAAGCCCTTGCATACCTGGCCTGTCACCGGATGAAGATGGCCGGGCTGGGGGTCAATGAAGACGGCACAGTGGGCGAGACCCTCCGGGTAACGAATTACTCGGAGGGTAATCGCTCCATCGGTTTTGCGGCCCCCCAGGGGACCCTGACCGATGCGGAGCTGGCCCTCACAGCCTACGGTATGCAGTTCCTCTCCATCAGGCGGAGCGTAATCGTCTCCATCACCATCACCGGGGGGTGCTGACCATGGGTGTCGGCTATGATCGCCTTACCCCGGAGGGCAAGAAGTTCTATGCGGAGCTGGAAAAGCTCAAGAAGCTGAGGGTGGTCGTCGGCTACCAGCAGGGCCAGAATGTCAGCGAAGACGGCGTGGACCTGGCGGACATCGCCATGTGGAACGAGTTGGGTACGGCCACGGCACCATCCCGGCCCTTCCTGCGGAAGAGCGTGGATGAGAACGAGGACAAGATAATCAGCTTCGGCCAGCTCCAGGCCAAGCGCCTGACCCAGGGGGCCACGGCCCAGGAGGTCCTGACGGCCCTCGGCGTTATGCAGAAGGGTCTGGTCCAGGAGAAGATCGTTGACGGCGACTTCGAGCCCAATGCCCCCAGCACCATCAAGAAGAAGGGGTCCGACAAGCCCCTCATCGACACCGGCCATCTGCGCCGGTCCGTCAACTTCACCATTACCGAAAAGGAGGGAGGTGGGTAAATGAGGATTTGGAGAAAGCCCTACACCGTGCGACATTTCAAGCCCGGCAAGGTCAGCCGTGGCTATGCCTCCAGCGGCTACACCGACATGGTGGCGGAGCTGGATGTTCAGCCTCTCTCCACGAAAGAGCTGGAGGCCCTGCCGGAAGGCCAGCGGTCCAAGCGCCGGGTCAAGTGCTTCGGTGACTACCCCATGCAGACCGCCAACCAGGCCACCGGCGTCAAGGGCGACCGCCTGTTTTATGGGGGCCGCTGGTATGAGTGCGAGGTCTCCGAGCCCTGGAACCAGACCAAGCTGGGGCATTACTTCGCACAGTTTGTCGAAGTACCGGAGAACGAGAAGGAGGCCGCCCCCGTCACCAAGAAGTCCAAGAAGGGCGGTGGCGAGGGATGACGCTCCGGGAGCTCCGGGAACACCTGTATGACATCGTGATTGCCTACTTCAAGGGGCTGGAGCCGGACGGGGTGGTCTGGGCGGGAAGCAATTCCGTCAAGGCCACCCCTCCTTTTGTCACCCTGAAAACCGGAGCAGTTACCCAGGCGACCTTCGGCAACGTGCGGTGTGACGGCGGAATCAGCAGCACCGAGTACAACATGAAGACCATCCTTGAGGTCCAGCTCTTCACCCCCGGAGGAGAACGGGAAGACGGCGAAGGGGAGGCCCCGGCGATGGAGAACACGGCCGTCAACGACCTGATTGACTTTGTGAACTACATGAAGTCCGATTATGTCTCCGGCATTGTGGAGGGGCTGAACATCACGGTCATCCCCATGGGCCAAGTCCAGGATGTATCTGCCCTGCTCAACGATGTCAGCTTTGAGTACCGGGCCATGGTGGAGTTCCAAGTGAACTTTATCCAAACGGCCACCGGTGCGGCCGGCATCTCCACGCCTGGATGGAAGCCCACCCCCAGCGGCGGCGGCTCTGCGGAGCTGGCCGCAAAAGAAACCGGCTACTTTGACAAGGTAGCCATAAAGGAGGAAAAGACATGAGTTTGCTGGACGATATTGTCAAAGTATCCGTTGACATCGCTTCGCCCGTTCAGAACAGCTCCAACTTCGGGACCATGCTCATCATCGGCCCGGCTCCGGCCTCCATGGTCGGAGATGGCCCCCCGGACATCGCGGTCTACAAGAGCCTCAAGGAGGTCACTGACGCTGGCTGGGTAGCCATCGGTGACAGCGCCGACGCCATCGGCGTGGCGGCCACCGTGGCCTTCTCCCAGAAACACGCTCCCAGCGAAGTCTACATCGCCGTCCAGAAGAAGAACGGCTCCGAGCTGGAGAACATCACCGCAACGCTGGACCGGGCCCTGGACACCACCGGCTGGTATGCCATCGCTCCCGCTGGCGTTGACGCGACCCTCTACAAGGATATTGCCGCGTGGACCGAGGCGAACCAGAAGATGTTTGCCTACACGGCGCTGGACACCACCAACCCCGTGACGACTTCGTACTACCGCTCCTTCGGCATCTTCGGCAAGGTAAAGCCCGACGCCGAGGACACGCCGGTCAACAACAACTACGCTCATGTGGCGTGGCTCTGTGAGGGCCTCAGCTACACCCCCGGGGAAGAGACCTGGGCCTACAAGGAGCTGGCGACCATCACCCCGTCCGTCCTGACCGGCCAGCAGATCGCCACCTTGGAGGCGGCCAACCTGAACTACTACGTCAAGGTGGCGGGGAAGGGCTGCACCAAGAACGGCAAGGTCATCGCCGGGGAGTGGATTGACGTAATCCGCTTCCGTGACTGGCTCATCAGCGATATGCAGACCAGGGTGTTCAACCTGTTCGTGAGCAACCCCAAGGTCCCGTTCAACGACGGCGGCATCAGCCTCATCGACAACCAGATGGTGGCCTCCCTGACCCAGGGCCAGAAGAACGGCGGCATTGATGAGGATGCCTACGATGAGGCGGGCACCCTGCTCCCCGGCTTCACCACGTCGGTCCCCAAGGCCAGCGCCGTCTCCGACGCCGACAAGGCCGCCCGGCTCCTCAACAACTGCAAGTTCACGGCCCGGTTGGCCGGGGCCATCCATGCCGTGGAAATCCAGGGCAACCTGGTCTATTCGTAAGGGAGGTGTAGCACATGAACGGTAAGACTACCACCTATGACGCCAAGAAGGTCATCGCCGTATTCGGTAGCCACACCGCCACCGGGTATGCGGACGATAGCTTTCTGGTCATCGAGCCCAAGGGCGAGGGTATCCTTGCCAAGTCTGGGTGCGACGGCGAAGTGGCAAGAGCCATCGACCCGGATAGGCGGGTCAGCATCAAAATCAGCCTGCTCCAGAACAGCGCCACCAACTCCTGGCTCCAGGCCATGCACAACAAGGATGTCAAGACGGGGGAGGGCACGTTCCCGGTCCTCATCAAGGACCTGCGCGGCGGCCTCATCCTGTCTGCGGACACCGCCTGGGTAACGAAGGCACCGTCCCGCACCTTCGGCAAGGACACCAACAACCGCGAGTGGACCATCGAGACTGGCCCCAGCGAGACGACTGAGTAAGGAGGACTCCCATGAAAGTACATGAACCCAAGAAGGTGGAAATCGGCGGAGTCACCTTCTACATCTGGCCCTTCAAGGCGTTTGTCGCCGCCAACATCTCCGGCGATCTGGCAAGTTTCCTGCTCCCCCTGGTGGGGGCCCTGGCCCCGTTCATCGGGACCAAGGGTGAAAACGGCGAGGAGAAGAGTCTGCTGGACGTGGATGCGGAGGTGGCCGCCCCGGCGATTGCCGACGCCTTCAACGCTCTGTCTGGCAACCAACTGGAGGCCATGCTCAAGAAACTGCTCATCCGCCATGAAAACATCACCCTGGACCACCCGGAGACCAAGGAGGTGGTGCGGTTGACCGAAGACCTGGCCGATGAGGTTTTCTGCGGGGAGCCGCAGGATATGTTCATCCTGGCCTTCGAGGTCATCCGCTTCAACTTCAACGGTTTTTTCTCGAAGCTCGGCAGCCAATTTGGAGGTGCTGTCGAGAAGCTCAAGGTCCTGACGGCGGATTCTCCCGCTACGGGGAGTTCGACCTAACCCGCTTCTCAGAGCTTGAGCTGCGGATGTACCTCCTCATCAAAGAGGGCCTCGCCAGCAAGACCGAATTGGAAACAGTCTACACGCTGGATGAGGCCCTCAAGCTCTATGCTCTGTACCAGATGGACCAGGACATCGAGCGGTGTAAGGCTGAGGAAATCAGGGAGAGGGGTGAAGCCAAGTGACCATCCGCGACGTTCTCATCGGCCTGGGCTTCAAGGTAGACGAAAGCTCCGCCAAGAAGGCGGAGCAGGGCGTCACCAATCTCAAGAACAAGGCCACCAAGATACTGGGTGCTATCGGCATCGGCTTTTCCCTGGTCCAGCTCAACGCCATGGCCGAAGAGTTCAACGGCATCAACGACCAAATCCGCCAGGCCACCGAGGGCATGGGGGAGCAGAAAGACATCCAACAGCAAATCCTGGCCGCCGCCAACGGGTGCAAGACGGCCTACGGCGACATGGCGAACACCGCCTCCAAGCTGATGAACAGCGACAAGACCCTCTTCGGCTCAGTGGAGGAGGCGACGGAGTTTGTTAGCCTCACGACCAAGCTCTTCAAGACGGCCAACAAAAGCAACCAGGAGATCGCCGGGCTCCAGGAGGCCCTGAACAAATCCTTCGCCAAGGGCATCGTGGACACGGAGACCATCAACCAGCTTTACGAAAAGGCCCCGGAGGCCATCAACCTGATTGCGGACAGTCTGGGCGTGGCGAAGGAGAAGCTGCTGGACATGACCACCAACGGCCAAATCAGCCTGGCCCAGCTCAAGAACACCTTCACCTCCAATGCCGACACCATCAACGCCAGCTTCGACAACCTGGACTTCTCCATCTCGGACGCCATGCTCAACATCAGGAACCAGTGGGGGCTATTCCTCGACGGCCTGAACAGCGGGATGGGGATTTCCCAGACCGTGGCCCGGCTCATGGTGAGGGGCTTCAACCAGTTCCTTGAGGTTCTGAAAAAGGGGCAGACGTTCGTGGAGCGCCTGGCCCAGAAGGTGGGCGGGCTTCCGAACCTGCTCAAGCTGGTGGCGGCCGGTGCGGCCGCCATTTTTATTGCCATGAACGCCGGCAAGATCGTCACGTTCATCACCAGCATCCCTAAGTACCTGAACACCATCTGGACCATCATAAAGGGCATCAAGCTCAGTACCTTCGCCATCATCGCCGTGGTCATGCTCCTGTTCCTGGCCGTCGATGACTTCATCAACTTTATGAAGGGCAACGACTCGGTAATCGGGACCCTGCTGGAAAAGGCGGGGATTGACACCCAGGCGGTCCGGGACACCATCATAGAGGCGTGGAACGCCATCAGGGACTTCCTGGGCTCGGTGTGGGAGGGCATCAAGTCCGTGGCCGGGTCCATCTGGGGCGGCCTCAAAGACTTCTGGGCCAAGAACGGGGAGGAGATAACGGCATCCCTGAAAGCGGTCTGGGAAGGATTGAGCGCGGCCCTGGGCGCTATCTGGGGGGCCATCCAGTCCATAGCGACCACGGTGTTCAATGCCCTGCAAGACTTCTGGGCGGCGTGGGGCGACAAAATCATGGCCGCCTTCTCCATCCTCTGGGACACCCTGGGCGGCCTGGTGATGGGCTTCTTTGATGTCCTGAAAAACCTGGGCGAGTTCATCAGCAATGTCTTCTCCGGCAACTGGGCCGGGGCCTGGGAGAACATCAAGAATATCCTGTCTACCGTGCTGGATGCCATCGTCAGCGTTATCACTGGCATCTTTGAAATCATCTGGACCTTCATCGGGGATAAGGTCATGGCGATCAGGGACGCCATTGTCAACGCCTTCACGGCGGCAAGGGACAAGGTGGTGGAGATTTTCACCGCCATCAAGGAGACCGTGGGCAACGTGTTCACGGCCCTGGTAAACATTGTGAAGGCCCCCATCAACGGCATCATCGACCTGCTGAACCTGCTCATCAGCGGGCTCAACAAGTTGAGCTTCAAGGTGCCGGACTGGATTCCGGGCATCGGCGGCAAGGAGTTCGGCTTCAATATCCCCAGCATCCCGAAGCTGGCCCAGGGCGGCTACCTCAAGGCGAACAGCCCCCGGCTGGCCGTCGTGGGCGACAACCCCTCCCAGGGCGAAATCGTGGCCCCCGAGGGTAAGATTATGTCCGTGGTCCTGAACGCCCTGGAGCTCTTCGTGGCCCGGCTCAAGCCCTCTCAGGCGGTGAGCACCATGAACACCGTCAGCAGCAACCGCTCCATCATCCAGAACGTGAATATCCAGAACAGCTTCACCGGCTCCGACCCCCAGATGCAGAAGAAGGGGGCCGAGACCATGAAGAAATCCGGCCAGGACGCCACCGAGGCCATGGCCCGAGCCCTGGCAATGGGGAGGTGATGAAGGATGTCCCAAGCCAAGATGCCCGCAAGCCTGGGCGACATCGAGTTCGATATGCTGGTCTCCCAGTCGGACAGCTACACGGCGGATGCGCCGGAGTACCCGGTCGAGGAGGGCTACAATGTCACGGACAGCATCATCATCAAGGCTACGGTCCTGGACATCACCGCCTACATCACCAGCACCCCGGTCACCTGGCGGCAGAGGTTTGGCCGCCGCAATGCGGAAGCAGTCGTCGAGGAGCTGAAACAGCTCTACTTTGACCGGAAGCCGGTCACGTTCCGCACCAGCGACGGAAGCTACAAGAACATGGCTATCACCGGCCTGACCATCACGAAGTCCAAGGAGGCGGGCTACGCCTACGAAATCCCGATCACCTTGAAGCAGGTCCGCGTCACCGCCGCCCAGACGGTGGCCGTCTCCATTTCGTACAGCCGGGGCGGTGCCACGGGGACCAACGCCGGCACGGCCAACACCAGCAACACGGCGCAGTCCAAGTCCGGCTCTTCGGCGCAGTCCAAGAAAGAGGGCAAGGAGGCGTCGAGCATCCTCTATGGGGTGGCAAGCAGCGTCGGACTGTTCAAATGATGGCGTGGGGCGGCTCCCAGCGGCTTTCCAGCCGTGGACACCAAATTACCCCTGGGGCCAGCCAAAACAGTTTCTATCCACTCTTAAACGGCTCCTGGAGCCGCCCTACGCTCCACTCAACATTGCAAGGAGGCGCTGCCATGCTCTACATCGACGCGCCGGACCACAACGACAGCTTTTCCCGTGTGGTCCTGGACGGCAGGGAGGTCCTGCTCCGGTTTACCTTCAATGCCACCGGGGGCTACTGGACCTTCGGCGTCTACGACACCGAGGAGACCCCCGTGCTCACCATGACCAAGGTGGTCCCCAACTTCCCGCTGACCTTTTTCTACGAAAGCCTGGACCTGCCCAGCGGCCTCTTCGGGGCCCTCTCCGATTTAGAGCGCATCGGGCGGGAGGATTTCAAAAACGGGAAGGCCAAGTTCATCTTCATTCCGCTATCTGACCTTGAAAATTAGGACAGTCCGCAGGAACGTCCACCGGACACTCCAACGGATGGTCCACCGGAGAATCCACCTGTAACCGTAACCATAACCAGAACCATAACCGTAACCAATATAGTACCGTATTTCCCTTGCGGGAAATACAGTAAAGCGCCGGCTTACGCCGACGCATTACCAACTGGGTAACTTTTCAAATTATGCCTTCCCATTTGGCAACTTCGATTGTCACCAGTAGCGGGTACGCTAGAATGATAATCGAGGAAAGGGGGAAGGCAAAAAGGAGAGGCGGTGCCGCCCCACTACAAGCGCACCGCCTCACACAACACCGGATGGAGTTGCCCACCAGTAAGAAGATTATACCACGGCTGGGCGCTCTGTTCAAGTACGAAAGAATGGAGGTTACAGCGTGAACAGAGAAGAAATTGAAAGCGGAATCCTGGGCCTGGCCGACGTGGACACCGTGCTCCTGATGATGGACCGGTCCTTCGTCGGCAGGGAAGCGGAGCCTGAGCACCTGGAGCGGGCGTTCTACATACTGAAATCCCTCTTCGACCAGAGGTACTCCGCCTTGCGCCTGGCCTACTACGGGGGTGGTGCCAATGCGTGAGCAGATGATCGTGAAGAGCGCCAGCCAAAATTGCATGGTCTTCGCGGACAGCAGCCGCCGTGAGGTCAGGGTGATTTATGAGCCGAACGGTACGCCGCTCTTCTGCGCCGTCGATATAGCGGTCTGCATGGGGTATGGCGCTCCCACCAAGGCGGTGTCCAGGGTCGATGTCGAGCCCAAGTACCGGCGCTTCGTCCCCTGGGTCTCCAAGCACAAGCGGGGGCAGTCGGAGGCGATATGCTTTGACCGGAAGGGCGTGGAACAGTTCTTGAGGCATGGTGTTCCCAACGAGGAGCTGGAGTCCTGGGTGCTGGACGTGCTCATCCCCAATGCGGAGCGCATCGGGAAAGAGCAGGGGTATGAGTATGAGCCGCCCAAGGACGACCCGCTGATGGAGGAGTGGGAGGCCGCCAGGGAGGGGCCGCCGCCCGGCATCTTGGAACGCCTGGACAGCATCATCCTTGAGGCGGTCATGTTGAAGCAGGAGATTATGAAAACCACATAGCGCAAGACCATGAAGGGGAGTCGCCTACGGGCGGCTCCCTTTTTGCGCTATGGGAAAGGAGCAGTATGGCAAACTTCGATAGACAGTACCGGCTTTCCGCAGGGGCGGCCGGAAGTCCCGGCTTTGAGGTCGGGGCCATCAAGCCGGACCTCGGCGTCGCCCTGCACATCAACTTCTCGCTGGAGAAGACGGAGGCGGAGGAGCCGAACACGGGGAAAATCCAGCTCTGGAACTTGTCTCCGGCACAGCTCTCCGTCCTGGAGCAGAAGGATTGCGAAGTGACGCTGCGGGCGGGGTATGGCTCCAGTATGCCCCTGGCGTTTTCCGGGACCGTCACCTACGTCGTCACCAGCAAGGACGGCGCTGACACCATGACGGAGATCGAGGCCAGGGACGGGCGGGTGGCCCTCCGGGACACCTACGTTACCTTGTCCTATGCGGGGGTCATCAACGGGAAGAAGCTCCTGGAGGACCTGGCCGGGAAGATGGGGGTGGCCGTCACCTTCTCCGAACAGGCGGCCTTCATCGACTTCCCGAACGGTTTCAGCTTCGTCGGGGCCGCCAAGACGGCCATCACGCGGGTCTGTACTTCCTGCGGACTGGTCTGGACGCTCCAGAACGGAATCCTTCAGGTGAGGAAGCCCTATGAGCCCATCAGCACCAGGGTCTACCTTCTGAACTCCGACACCGGGCTCCTGGACATCCCCAAGCGGGTCTCCATTGCGCCCAGCACGGCCGATGGGAAGGAGCAGCTCGGGTGGGAGGTCCGCTACCTGATGAACGCCGCCATCGGCGTCAACGACTATGTAAGCCTGGGGAGCAAGACCGTATCGGGCAATTTCCGGGTCAACCGGCTCTACATCGACGGCGACAACCTGGAAGGCGAGTGGACCTGCACCGCCCAGCTTTTGGAGGTGAAGTGAGTGGACGCCAATTTTGTTCAGGCCATCAAGGACACGATAAAAGATGCGCTGGCCGACGTGCATACGGCCCTGCCAGCCACCATCAAGAACTTCGACCCTGGGACCGGCCTGGCCTCGGTGGCCCCGGCCGGGAAGTTCAAAGCGGCGGACGGGAGGGCCCTGGACTACCCGGTCATCACCGGGGTCCCCGTGGTCTTCCAGTACAGCCCCACGGCGGGGGCCGGTATTCTGTTCCCGGTGAAGGCCGGGGATGACTGCCTTCTGGTCATCGCTGAACAGGCTCTCGACGCCTGGCTCTACGGCGGCGAGTCGGCGTCAGACCTCAAGCACGACCTGACCAACGCCGTCGCCATCCCCGGCCTCTACCAGAAGCCCCCGGCGAAGATTGCGAAAGCCTGTTCCGACAATGCCGTTGTGGTGTATGCCGGGGAAACCTCGGTCGTTGTCTCCAAGGGAGGGGTCGCCATTACCGGGAACGTCACCATCACCGGAAACCTGACCACCTCCGGGGGCACCGTCCGGCTAAACTGAGGAGGTGAATGATATGCCAGGCGCGGCAAGGCTCAACGACACGGTGGCCGGGACCACGGGAGGGGAGCACAGCGGCCATGTTCCGCCCCATGGGCCAGTGGGCTTCACCGGGGAAATCAGCGGAGGGTGCTCCGGGGACGTGCTCATCAATGGCCGACCGGCCGCCATCGTCGGAAGCACCACGACCGAACGGGACTCCTGTTGCGGGAGTTCTGCGGGGGCCGTTGCCGTAGGGAGCGGCTCGGTCTTCATCAATGGCCGCCCGGCTGCCAGGCAGGGGGACGCCCTCTCCGCACACAGCGGCAGCGGGGCGGTCTCCTCCGGGAGCGGGGACGTAATCATCGGGGGGTGAAGAATTGAACAATGATCTATTGCTTACCGCCGCTGGCGATTTGGTCATCGGCCCGGAAGGGGACATCTACCTCACGACCAGCGTGGCCCAGGCCATCCGCATCCGGCTCCGCTGGTTTGCCGGGGAGTGGAAGTTCAACCCGGAGCTTGGGGTGCCCTACTTCGAGGATGTGTTCGTAAAGAAGGCCAACATCAGCCATGTGGAGCGGATTATGACCGAGCAAGTCCTGGAAGTGGACGGGGTGCTCAAGGTGCGCTCCCTGAACATCAGCACCAACAGCGCCCAGCGCACCATGCTTATCACCTTCGAGGCAGAGACCACCGAAGGCACCATCAAAGAGGAGGTCAGCATCTATGTCTGAATATGGCATCACCCCCACGGGCTTTGTCGTCAAGCGGCTTGACACCATCCTGGAAGAGATAAACGCCACGCAGAAGAAGGGACTCGGATTTGACACCACGGTCAATCCGCAGTCCTTTCTTTCCGTCCTGAACACGTCCTTCGCGGACCAGATTGCGGAACTCTGGGAGCTGGGGCAGAACGAATACTTCGCCATGTACCCATCCACGGCGGAGGGGGTCAGCCTGGACAACGCCATGCAATACGGCGGCGTCACGCGGCTCCAGAAGGCCCGGACCATCTACGCCCTGAAATGCTCCGGGGAGGACGGCACCGACATCTTGTATGGCTCACTGGTCCGCTCCACGACCCAGCCGGTGAAGCAGTTCCAGTGCTCCCGGCTCCAGAGCATCAGCCGAGACAGCTTCCGGGCCATCCGGCTCCGGGCGGTCCTGGAGGATGAGTTGTCCATCTACACCATCGCCATCAACAACGGCACCTATGTCTATGAGCCGAAGGCCGGGGACACCGAAGAAATTATTCTGCGGGGCCTGGCGGCGGCCATCACAGATGAGGGCTTCACGAAAGAGGTCCAGACCAGGACGGTGGATGAGGTGCAGGTGAAGGAGCTGGTCATCGAGGCCGTCAACCGGCAGAGCTCAAACACCATGGTCATCTCCGACAACCTGCTGGTGACGGAGTGTACCAGCAACATCGTCTTCGAGTCCGTGGACTATGGCAAGGTGCCCGTCCCCAACGGGACCATTACGGAGATCGTGACCATCACCCCCGGCTGGAACATGGTGGTGAACGACATCTCCCCGGTCGCCGGCCGCCTGACGGAGACCGACGTGGCCGCCCGGCAGAGCTACATCCAGCGCATCGCCATCCGGTCCCGGACCATGCTGGAAAGCATCAAGGCGGCCATCTACAACAACGTCCAGGGCGTTTCCGCCGTGGAGGGGTACGAGAACGACACCAGCGAGGTAGATGCCGAAGGGCGCAAGCCCCATTCAATTGAGATTGTCGTGGACGGCGGGGATGACGGCGAGATTGCCCAGGAAATCTACGCCTCCAAGGTCAACGGCATCCAGACCAACGGCTCCATCGCCGTTGATGTGGCCGATGACTACGGCAACTTCCACACCATCCGGTTCAACCGGCCGCAGTACCTCTACATCTGGCTCAAAGTCACCCTTACCAGGAATCCGAAGGAGGCCGTGGCCCCGAACTACTCCGCCCGGACGAAGGACGCCATCATCAGCGACGGGGAGCAGCTCACCGTGGGAGAGAATGTCTTCACGCAGACCTTCCTTTCTGGCATCTACAAGAGCGTGACCGGCATCAGCTTTGTTGAAATCAAGGCGTTCGCCACCACCAGCCAGTCGGAGACCCCTACCGCATACCCACTGGATAACATCGAGGTTGGCCCCCGGCAGAAGGCGGTGTTTGATGCAGAGAGGATTGAGGTGAGCCTCCTTGGGAATTAAGGAAAACTGGATGGAAAGCCTACCCGAACAGTTCAGGGGCCAGACCAACATCGAGGTCATCATCCAGTCCTACGCTGAACAGCTCGAAGGGGTGGCGGCCATGTTCCGCCAGCTCTCGGAGCTGAGGAGCTTTGATGCGGCGGTGGGGCCTCAGCTTGACGGCATCGGGGACATCGTGGTCCTCTCCCGCCCGGAGTCCGCCCTCTACGCCGGGGTGATCGACTTCGATGTCATCGACGACGACCGCTACCGGCTCTTCTTGAAGTACAAGGCCATGAGGAACTCCAGCCAGTGTACCTTCCCGGAACTGGTGGCCGCCTGTAAGCTCCTGTACAATGCGGAGACGGTCTACTTCCGGGAGGATGAAGCCTACCCGGCCACGTTCTTCCTCAACATCGGGGCCAAGTTCAATGCGGAGATACTCAAGCTCCTGCAAAACTCCCAGTTGACCATCAAGCCGGCCGGTGTGGCGGCCAACGTGGGCTACTTCAACATGGAGTTCTTCGGCTTCTCTGACACTAACCGGCTTGCCCTGGGGTTCGGAATGGCCCCGTTTGCCCAGCAGATTTTGACTGAACAGGAGGAAGCAAGCACATGAGTTACGATTTCACCAAGGCATTTTCCTCGGGAGGGAATAGGGCACCCATCTCAGAGGAAGAGTGGGCGGGAGGCTGGGTCGCCATCGTCGGCGGCATCAACGGCATCCCGACCGCCCAGCAGTTCAATACCATGGGGTACATCATCGAGTCGAAGGCCAACGAGGCCCACGCGGTCGCCAGCCGGGCCCTCGACGGTCTGGAGAAGAAGGTAGACAAGGTGGCGGGCTACGGCCTGATGTCCGACGCCCAGGCCACGAAGCTGGCCGGACTCTCCACCGGGGCCACCAAGACGGCCAAGTCCAACACCAACGGTAACGTCCTGGTGGATGAAGTGGAGGTCCAGGTCTACCGACACCCCACCGGCGAAGGCAACGCCCACCTGCCCGCTGGGGGCACCAAGGGCCAGGCCGTCATTCGGACCGCTGACGGCTACGCATGGGGGGACTTCACCCCCACCGACGTGGAAGCGCCCATCAAGGATGCTCCGGCGCTGACGACCATCGACGACACCGACACGGTGCCGTTCACCGACACTTCCGATTCCAGCAAGACCAAGAAAATCACATGGGCCAACATCAAGGCGCTGCTCGACACCTGGGCAAGCGCCCTTTTTGCGCCTAAATCCCACACGCACGACGACAGGTACTACACCGAGACGGAGATGGACAGCAAGCTCTCCGGGAAGCTGGGGACCAGCGGCGACGGCAAGAGCACCACCGTCACCTTCACCGAGGCGGCCAGCCGGGCGGCCCCGGTGTCCGGGGAGACCCAGGCTACCCTCTGGGGGAAGGTCAAGAAGCTCTTCACCGACCTCAAGTCTGTGGCGTTCTCCGGGTCCTACTCTGACCTCATCAACGTGCCGGGCTCCTTTACACCCTCTGCCCACAACCACGGAGCGGGGGACATCAACAGCGGCACCCTGCCGGTGGCACGGGGCGGCACCGGCGCTACCAGCCTCACAAGCGGCTACCTGCTGATGGGCAACGGGACCGGAGCTGTCTCCGCCGTTGCTCCCTCCACGGTAGCGGCCAAAGTCGGCGTTGCCTATGGCACCTGCTCCACGGCGGCGGCCACGGCGGCAAAGACGGTGGCCGTCAGCAACTTTACACTGGTCGCCGGTGCCCGCGTCGCCGTGACGTTCACGAACGCCGTCCCCACGAACGCTACTCTGAATGTCAACAGCACTGGTGCCAAGAACATCCGGTGGCAGGGAAGCAATGTCTTCGGCGGTATCATCAACGCCAAGGACACCGTAGAGTTCGTCTACACCGGCTCCTACTGGTACATCCTCGCCATCGACCGCGTGGCCGCTGGTGCCATCAACTTTGCTGATGCAAACTGGGAGACCATCAATGCCATTGCCCAGGCGGGCCTGGCGCAGAGCTTTTGGAACAAGGGCGACCAGAAGCAGGTCGTTCTCACCACCGGCGAGACCATTTTCGTCAGGATTGAGGATTTCAACCACGACACCCTTACCGCTGGCGGCACGGCGAAGATGACGCTGGGCATGGTCAACTGCCTTGCGGCCACCCGGCAGATGAACAGCTCCAATACGAACAGCGGCGGCTGGGGCTCTTCGGCCATGCGGACTTGGATGACCACCCTCCTGGGCCAGATGCCTTCCGACCTCCAGGCGGTCATCAAGCAGGTAAACAAGAAGACCTCTGCGGGCAACCAGTCCAGCACCATCAGCACCACGGCGGATAAGCTCTGGCTCTTCTCCTACACGGAGGTCGGCTTCCCCAATGACGGCAGCTATTCCCCTGGCAATTCCACTGAGGGGACGGTCTACCCGCTCTTCGTTTCCGACGCCTCCCGTGTCAAGACGGTCAACGGCTCCGCTGCGCACTGGTGGCTCCGGTCCCCCTACCTCGGCGGCACGGCGTACTTCTGTTTTGTCTTTTCTGACGGGACGCGCAACTACAGCGGCGCCAGCAACTCGTATGGGGTGGCGGTCGGCTTCTGCATTTAATCCAAAATCCACCATATCCCGCCCCCGTTTTGGGGGCGGGAGAAAGGAGAACCCCCGAGAATGTCTGTACCAATATCCAGGCGAGAACAAAGTAAGGCGGAGTTCGTCAACACCGCCTACGACCTCCACGTCCTCACCATCAAGCTCTGCACGAAGATGGATAAGCGGCTGACCTTTTTCCTGGGGCAGCCAATGTGCCTTTTGGCCGGGAAATGCCACGAACACGCGAAGGCGGCGAACTCAGTGTTCCCCAGGAACAAGATGGACGCCCAGCTTCGCCGGGACCACCTGACAGAAGCGAACTGCGCCGTCCAGGCGCTTTACTCTTTCCTGGACATCGCCTATGGCCTCCATCAGGTGACGAAGGGAAAAGTCACCGACGATGAGCTGATGGAGTGGCTGGACACGGCGGCGAGAGAGGCCAAGCTCATCGCCGGGGTCAAGGACGACGATGTGAAGCGATTTAAGACCCTGCCGGACGGCCCTCTGTAAGTCTCTGAGATAGCGGCTTTCCCGCCGCTCCTCACCGGTTAGGCCATAGGCTGTAACCCTGCTCCGCTGCGAACTGGTGGCTCCGGTCCCCCTACCTCGGCAACACGACGAACTTCTGTAATGTCAATTCTGACGGGACGCGCAACAACAACAACGCCAGCAACTCGAATGGGGTGGCGGTCGGATTGTGTGATAGCCAGACGAAGTAAACCCCCGCCGCCAGGCGGGAGGAAGAAACCCGTGCACACACAGAAGGAGCCTATGACCTTTCCAAGATGGATAAATGATAACCTTGACACGGCCGGCCGGACGCTGCTTGCATGGGCGGAGATCGCACACGCTCCGCTTTCATGGCCGTTGTCCGTAAAGCAGTTTAGACGTGTGCCCTACAAAGAACTGTGCGAGGTGGAGCGTTTTTGACCAGTGAGGAGCGGCGTGAAGGCCGCTATCAAAGAAGGAAGGCCGCCAGGCGGAGGAAGGTGGAGGAGAGGAACAGGAGTTTTGAAGAGGTCTTCACATTCCGAAATCTCTACGCCGGGTATCTCCGCAGCAGGGAGGGGGTGATGTGGAAAGCCAGCACCCAGACCTACAAGGCCAACGCCCTGCCGAATGTGCGGAAGACTCAGCATGAACTATTGGAGGGGAAGTGGAAGTCTAAGGGATTCTGCCATTTCGACCTCTACGACCGGGGCAAGCTCCGGCACATCCGGTCGGTCCACATTTCGGAGCGGGTGGTACAGCATACCTTGTGCGACGAACTCCTGACCCCCTGCATCACGCCGTCGCTGATATACGACAACTCCGGGTCCTTGAAGGACCGGGGGATGGATTTTGCCCTTCGGCGGTGCCGGAGGCTTCTCACCGAGGCGGTCCGGGCCCATGGGCGGGATAACCTCTACGTCCTGCTCTACGATTTCAAGGGCTACTTCGACAACATCGACCACGATGAGGCCATGCGCCTGGTGGAGAGGTATGTCACGGACCCCCGGTGTCTGGCCCTGGTGCGGCAGCTCATCGACGACTTCGGGCCGGTGGGGGTAGGGCTGGGGAGCCAGGTCTCCCAGACGATTGCCACGGCCATTCCGAACCGCATCGACCACTACTTCAAGGATGAGCTGGGGGTCCGGTGTTATGAACGGTATATGGATGATGGCCTTATGGCCCATGATCGCCTGGAGGTCCTGGAGTTTTGTTTCGAGATGCTCCAGGCGCTATGCAAGGCCCTGAACATCCCACTGAATGAGAAGAAGACCCGCATCGTGGCGCTCAAGGACGGCTTCGTTTTCTTGAAAATGCGCTTCCACGTCACCGAGACGGGCCACATTGCCCAGAGGGTGAGCCGGAAGACCATCGTGCGGGAGCGCCGGAAAATCAAGAAGCTCTTTGGCCTCTACCGGGCCGGGGAGATCACCCTGGAGAACATCGACACCACCATGGCAAGCATCGACGGCCATCTCAAGAGGGCCGACAGCTTCAACGCCCGGAAGAACCTCAAGGCCCTGTACGCAAAGCAACTGCAAATACCATTGCCAGTGAAGGAGGCAACATAATGTATCTGATTATCGACAAAGCGGACCTCATCGTATGCTTCACCCCTGCGGTTAGGTACGTCATGGTCCAGGCCAACGGCTGCACCGTCTCCACGGAGGAGGCTCAGGCGACAGCGGTGTACGCTGAGGCCAATGACACCTTCTACCGCCTGGTGGCCGCCGCACCGGGCGATGAACTCTACCATGTGGCCCAGGTGGGCACCGTCCCGCAGGGGGCGGAGCCGGGGGGCTGGAAGTACCTGAACGGCGAGGTGGTCGCTGATGAGGAGCTTATGGCGGCCCAGGTCCGGGAGAAGCGGACCAAGCTCCTGCGGGACACCGACTGGACCCAGAGCCTTGACGCCCCCATCAGCGCCGAGAGCCGGGAGGAGCTGCGCCTCTATCGCCAGGCCCTCCGGGACATCACCGAACAGGCGGGCTTCCCCCTGGACGTGACCTGGCCGGAGCCCCCGGCCGTCATCAAGGACACCCCGGACCAGGTTGATACCGCCTTCGACACCATGGTAGGAGGTGAGGTCAATGCGTAAGCAGAAAGCCATGGAGTTCCGCCAGGCGGCGGCGCTGGCCGCCCAGGGGGCCACCAACGGCCAAGCCCTGACCATGCCCTCCATGTACCCGATGTGGGCCCCGGACACGCCCTATGGCGGCGAGGGGGAGCCCAGGATTGTGCGGCGGCCGGAGGGTAAGCTCTACCGCATCCGCCAGGCCCATACGTCGCAGACCGGGTGGGAGCCCGAGAACACCCCGGCCATGTGGGAGTACATCGACGTGGAACACGCCGGGACCATCGACGACCCCATCCCCGCCATCCTCAACATGGCCTACTTCAAGGGCAAGTATTACAGCGAGGCCGGGGCCCTGTACCTTTGCACCAGGGATAGCGAGGTTCCCATGGCATACCTGCCCAGCCAGTTGGTGGGCCAGTATTTCGAGGTCGTGGCCGGATGAGAGAGGACCCGCTCTACCGGAAGCTCTACGAATATGACCACCTGGAGGCCGCCTATCAGGCGGCCTTCGACTATTTGGACGACCCGCCCGAAGCGGAAGATGCCTGGCTCATCAACCTGCAAAATCACCTGATATGGGGGAGCTACTTCGTCGGCCAGGACACCAATGCCGATGTGGTGGTCCTGGAGGCCATCACGTCCCTTGCGGTGCGCCTGGGACTCCGGGCATACGACCTGACCGGGGAGACCCGCAGGATTTTGGATGAGCTGACACTGGTATAAGCGAGGTGATCTAAGTGGTGCCGATACGGGGGCCTCCCCCTTTCTGCCCAACATACAGGAGGACAAAACCCAAAAGGTGGTGAAGGGCATGAGTAAATTCATGTATCGCCTGACGAACTGGCTCCTCGGGGGCCAACTGGAACGGCTGGTACAGGCGATTGGAGGCGGAGGCGACGACTGCTAAGGAAATCGTTGCGCTCGTTGTTGGCGCAGTCATCGGCGGCTCTGGCCTGGTCGGCCTGGCCTTCTTCTTCCTGCGCCGGTATATCGAAAAGCGCCTCAATGGGCGGGACGAAGAAGAGCAGAAGCGCCGGGAGAACCGCATGAAGAGGATGGAGATCGACGACAAGCTCCATCACGCCTATGGCCGCATCCTGTTCTGGCTCTACCGGGCCATCAAGACCGGGGAGCACAACGGGGAGCTGGAGGCCGCCTTCCGCTCCCTGGAGGAAGCGGAAGATGAGAAGAAGAACTTTGACCGCAGAATTATCGCTGAAAGCGAACAAGATTAGGAGGAAAAGATATGACCACATTCGACATCTCGACCCTGCTGGTCGTCATCGGCGTCCTGGTGGCGCTGGTGAACATCATCACAGAGGTCATCAAGAAGCTGACCTGGGATAAGCTACCCACGTCGCTGGTGGCCGCCATCATCTCGGAGGTGCTGACGCTGGTGGCCTTCTTCGCCTACATCCAGATCAAGGACATCACCCTGGTCTGGTACATGGTCGTGGCCGCCGTGGTGGTGGGCATCATGGTCGCCTACGCCGCAATGTTTGGTTTTGATAAGCTCCGGGAAATCATCGAGGGGCTGGGCCGCCATGAATAAGAAGCCGGTCGTCTATTACCAGACTGACCCGCGCTGGAAGGCCCTACCCTACCGGGTGAAGGGGGAGAGCGCCACCATCGGCGGCTCCGGCTGCGGGCCCACGGCGGCGGCCATGCTCATCGAGACGCTCACCGGCAAGACCTTCACCCCGGTGGACGCTTGCAACTGGTCCATGGCTCACGGCTACAAAGCCCTGAACCAAGGGACCTACTACGCCTACTTCAAGCCGCAGTTCGCCGCCTTCGGAATCGAGTGCGATATGCTCAACTGGACGAACACCTACGGTAAGCCGGACCACCCGAACCACGAAAAGGCCGTGGAGATGCTCAAGCAGGGCTACTACCTGATCGCCTTGATGAACAAGGGCTTGTGGACCTCAAGCGGCCACTTTGTGGTGGTCTGGTGGCAGGACGGGAAGGTCCGCATCAATGACCCGGCCTCCAGCAAGGATGCCCGGCTCAACGGCGACATCAGGACCTTCCGGTCCCAGGTGAAGTATTACTGGTGGGTGGACGCCCGCAAGTTCAACAACGAGGAGGACGACGATATGGACCAAGCGAAGTTCAATGAAATGTTCGGGCTGGCAATGGCGGATTATCGCCAGAAGCTCCGGGACAACGACAGCGGCGGCTGGAGTAAGGAGGCCCGTGACTTTGCCGTGGCCGAAGGGATTTTCGCCGGCAGCGGCACCGCCCCGGACGGCCAGCCGAACATGATGTGGGGGGACTTCTTGACCCGAGAGCAATGCGCCCAGGTGCTCTATCGCTTCGCCAAGAAGTACGGCCTGGCCTGATATGGGAAGCCGTGTAGCGCCGAAGAGTAAGTCCACCATCAGGCGTCACCTCCACGACCTGGGCTTCACGAACCGGCTGGCCGTCTACCTGGTGCTCTTCCTCCTTGCTGGCCTTGCAGGTGGCTTTGCCCTGGCAATCCTCAGCATCAAGTATCAGTACAGCGGAGCCCTTGCTTGCTGGACGGTCGTGTTCACTCCCATCGGGACTGCCGTGGGCATCGTGCTCGGAAAAATCGTGGATAAGAGCAGGGAGGAGAACACCAGTGCAGACGGGGAGGGCATCACCTACGCCGCAGCCAAGGCCGCCGACTTCAAAAAGGAGTCTTCCGAAAATAGTCCGCCCATTTGAGAGAACCCCCTCACAGAATGACAAGATTCTGCGAGGGGGTCTTTTTTTATTGCCATTTTGACCAAATCAGAAGTTACCATTTTGACAATTTAAGTCCCGGTCGGTCTCCAGCACTTTTCCATATACTTATACTTGCAGTCTTTTTCGGGCAACCAGATGGAATCCAGATGCGCCTAGAGCTTCATGTCATATCTGGATTGATAACTAAAAAAATTTTGCCAAATATCAAAATTATGCTTGACTTACCAGATAGGTAAGTTAGAATAATGATAGGAAAAATAAATTACCAAAAGGGTAAGAAAAGGGGCGAGATGGTAGCTGGGGCAATAGCTCTGGAAGGCCACTCCTCCAAGTCAAGAAAGGTTGGTTGAAATGAAAAATACCTATATCGAAAAACTGGTAAAAAAAATCGAGAACAAAGAGGAAATCAGCGGCGGTGAACGGGCTTTAGCGTTGGCCTATAAAAGCTCCATCACCAGGAAGGGCTTTGAAGTCCTGGTCTTCGATGAAATCCTCTGGGAGTACGACGTGGAAACCTTCGTCAAGGCCCTCCGGGCATCCGGTATCAGCGAACTCTACATGACTACCCAGGCCAGCAATATGTTAGAAACCTACCTGCGGCTCGAAGAACTTGACTTAAAGCTTCGAGGCGTGGTGCGGTTGGAAGATGCTGAGTACAAACGGGATATGGAGCAGTTTGGCAGTTCGTTTAGAGCCCCCACCATCCCGGCCATGAAGTTTAGCTTTGAGGAGGCGGCGAAATGACGAAGCAAGAGAGAATGGCAATCCTTCTGTGGAGCGAGAAGATCAGCGATGAGGCGCAGAAGCGGGACAGCTACTTCGCCCAGCTCCAGCAACTCACCAGGGAGGCAAGGATGATCGTTACCTGTAACCCCCTGGTAAACCGTGACCATCTCCAGGGTACTCAGTTCGCCACCAGAGCAGACATCCTCTACACCCAGTACATCGAGGCCGGTGCCAAGTTGGACGCGATGATGGATTTGGTGGGGAAGCTCTCCGAAGTGACCACCGACCCCTTATCGGACGGTAGTGGCTGGATTATCAGCAGAAACCCGGAAAACAGAAAGGAGAAGTAAAGAACATGGAAGCAACTGGTATCATTCGCCGCATCGACGACCTCGGCCGCATTGTCATCCCCAAGGAAATCCGCCGTCAGTATGGCATCGTGGAGGGAGATCGCATGGAAATCCTGCCCACCACGGAGGGCATCGTCGTTCGGAAGTACACCGCAGACAAGACCATCCTGGCCTACACCAGGAACCTCAAAGATGCTATCCGGGAGGAGGAGGGGCTTGCGAAGGAAAAGCGCGTGATGCTTCTCCAGCAAGTCGCAGCCATTGAAGAGGATTTGCTCGACAAGGAGGTGGAGTAGATGGGACGGTATCTGGGGGACGGCCCCTGGGACAATGCGGTTTGCCGGGGGTACTGCATCATGGCCCTTAAGCGGGCCGGATATGGTACAGAGGCTATCAGAAAGGTGCTGGAAAAGCTGGAATGGTGCTTCGATGACACTACCACAGAAGAGGCCGGGGAGTACTATTACAGGGGGGAGTATTGATGAAGGTCCCGATGTATGTGGCCGATATGGTCAGCCAGAAACGCATCGCCCCTGCTCCGGTGCGTGAGCATGAAGCCGATGCCCACGGCTATACCTGGCGGGTCTATAAGCAAAGCAACGGCCGGTGGGAACGCACCTTCGAGGCGGAGGTCCTGCGGCTGGTCGAGTGGGCCAAGCGGGAGTACGCCGATGCCCGGCTGGTGCGGCACGTCTGGTTCAGCGAGAAGGAACACCGGAAGCCCCTGTACCGTATGGACTACGCCATAGTGGTCATCACGGACCCGGTAGCCCAGAAGCTCGAAAAGTTGATTGAGGAGGAAAAGAGAGGAGGACACTGAATGGTACTGCCGAAGAAGGACCTGGAGAAACTGGCGACGAAGTATCAGGCGATGGCCGATAAAGCTGATGCCGCCTATCAGGAAACAGGCTTGAACCGTTATTACGCCACGAAGACCCGCAACGAAGATTTGGCGGATGCCCTCAGAATGGCCGCCGCCGTCGTAGATGACCAAGAAGAGCTGGTGGCGTTGCGGGGGATGATGGCTAACTTCGCAAGTCGTGCTGCGGCCGCGACGGGCCAGTTCAGGCCAAAAGAGGAGAGGGCGGAGCTGGCGATGAAGCTAGCCGAGGAGCTGGCCGCCTATGGGCATCTGAACGGCTACATCGGAAAGGAGTAAGAGCATGGCATACCTGCATAGGAGCGGTGAGCTCACCAAGTTCTACCCGGAAGATCTCATCAAAAACGACTGCGACTTGAGCGTGAAGGTCAGGTACGAAGTTCATCTGCTGAACGACGACAACGAGATCGTCGCAATCGAGAGGTTCCCGGCCTACCCCAATGAGCAGAGCATCAGGTGGTGCTTCCTGCGGTACAAGGGGAAAGCCAGCAAGGCAAATGTCAAGAAAGTTTATGTCCCCGTCTGGGACTACTAACAGGGGGATGCAACATGGCTTTCCTGACGATTAAAACCACCTTCAAGCGGCTTTTAGGCCGTGACCACCCTCCCACCTTCCTCATCGACCAAGAGAGCGCCAGACGCATCCTGGGCAGCGGGGAAGATGGAGGGGAGTACGAGCCCATCGGCCGCTACTACCTCCAGGAGAACGGCGTGTGGGTCGGCATCGACAACAGTACCGGGGACGCCTGGACCGAGGAGTTCCCCACCAAACGGAAATGCCTGAAATGGCTTAGAGGAGGAAATAGAGCATGAACTACATCATCTATGGGAAAGACCCTGCCAAAGATACCAAGTACGGGGCGATGAACCTGAAAGAGGGTACAGTAGGTGTGGGGCTCGTCTACGCCACCCTGGTCCCGGACCTGGGCAGGGCCAAGGGCTACGCCGATGAGCTGGCAGGAAAGTGCCCGGAAATGTCCTTCCAGGTGCGGAGGGCTGGCGAAGGGAGAGCAATCTACACCGTGGTCGGTGCCGACCTCCAGGAGTCGATGGCCAGGAAGCTCGTCGAAAGCCTCCATGACATCCAGGCGGAGGGCGGTGCGGCGAAGTACCCCTGCCCGAGGTGTGGACACAACCGAATGGACCCGGTTCTGGTCCGCAACGCCTTGAGCCGCAGGGCGAAGGTCTACATCTGCTCCGAGTGCGGGACGGAAGAGGCCCTGCTGGACATGGTGGGGGAGCCCCCGCTGCCTCTCTTGGAATGGGGTATGGTCAAAGGGTTCAGAGAGGAGGTTCGGCGTGGAATATAAGCAGAAGTTCACCGTCACCGCTGAGGTGACGCTCACCCAGCAGAACATCGACGACATCATGGTCGCTGCCCTTGAGGGCGGCATCAACTACTGGTGCCGTAAGGCGGAAGTCGTTGAGGAAAAGAGATGCGCCGACTGGGGGCATGAGCAGATCGCCAGGGGCGGCGTCCTCATCCTGCACGATGCGGAGAGTGGCGATAGCTGGGAGCTGACCCGCGAGAAGTTCCTTGCCGGCTTTAAGCTCTGGCTGGAAAACGGCGGAGACGTTTATGGGGCGGTCAGCGACGGAACGGTGGACACCGGCGAGATCGACGCCGACTGCGCCGACAGCATCATCCAGTACGCCATCTTCGGGGAGGTGCGGTTCGGATGACGCTGAAATGGTACAGGGAAGACGCCCTGGAGCGGCGGGAAAATCTCTGTTTCGAGTGTGAAACAAAGGACTGCGCCCTCAACGACGACGGGCTCTGCGGCTACCCCCTGGTCCACGGGAAAGTCCCCATCATCACCGAAGAGGATGGCTGCACTGAAATGGCGGTCTCTTAGGCCGTTCTCCAGACCACCACGTTTCAGAAAACAACCTACACCCCATTGAAGCCAGGTAAAAAGGCTCCATCTGGGGATTGGGAAGGAGCATCAATATGACGAAGGCTGAGATGGTCCACACCATCCAGGTAAGATACCAGGAGGCAACCAGGGAATACAGAGAGGTTTGTAAGCCGGGGTCGTTCAGTCAAGACCTAGCTGCACGAAAGCTGGCCCACCTCAATGAGGTCCGCTACATTGCCAACCTGCTGGGCATTGAACTGCGGACGCCGCAGGATGAGCCGAAGCCCCAGAAGGAGGAATAGGCTGTGCGGTATTTTGATAAGAATGACCGGGAAATCGAGAAATGGATGTTCCTGCGGCACGACAACGGAGAGGTCAAGATGGTTTGGCCCGGATTTGCCGAAGATGGCAGTCCGAGCCTGGGCTTTTCCGCCAGCATCACCGAGATATACCCGCTCCATCAGTTCGATTTGAGCGAGTGGGAAATCTGCGATGAGGCGGGGAATCCGCTATGAAAAACAGGATGACGGTCCGCCATGGTATGCTGGACGATCTGGCCGCGTACCTCAAGCAAAGCGGCTGGAAGCTGGAGGAGCCGGTGGGCCAGTACGAAGTTCTTCGGGCCCGGAGGCCGGGCCACCCACGGCCCCTGCTGGTCCACGACCGGAAGGAGCGGGGGTGCGGGTACAGCATCGACGAACGTGACATCAAGGTGTACCAGGGGTGGAAGCGAAACCGCCGCAAGCGGGGCCTGGACCCTGACTGGCCGGAAAGGAAGATAGAATGTGAGAGCGCAGATTAACCTGCTGGACGAAATTATCGTAGACAATTTTGCGGGGGGAGGGGGCGCTTCGACGGGGATGGAGCTTGCGACGGGCCGCCCCGTAGAAATTGCCATCAACCATGACCCCGATGCGATTTTGATGCACCAGACCAACCACCCCTATACCCAGCACTATTGTGAGAGTGTGTGGGATGTGGACCCGGTGGAGGTGTGTGGAGGGCGGCCGGTGGGGCTTGCCTGGTTCAGCCCGGATTGCAAGCATTTCAGCAAAGCGAAGGGCGGGAAGCCGGTAGACAAAACCATCCGGGGGCTGGCCTGGATTGCCCTGCGGTGGGCAGGTACGGTGCGGCCCAGGGTCATCATCTTGGAGAACGTGGAAGAGTTTCAGACCTGGGGGCCGGTCCGACACGGGCAGCCGGTCAAAGCAAAAGCCGGGCAGACCTTTGAAAAGTTCGTGTCTCAGCTCCGGGCCCTCGGTTACTCCGTTGAATGGCGGGAGCTGGTGGCCGCAGACTACGGAGCCCCCACCACCCGCAAGCGGTTCTTCCTGGTGGCCCGATGCGATGGCCGGCCGGTGACGTGGCCGAAGCCCACCCATGCACCGCGTAATAGTGCAGAGGCGAAGAGCGGCAAGTTAAAGCCCTGGCGTTCTGCCGCTGAAATCATCGACTGGTCGCTCCCGTGCCCCTCCATCTTCGACAGCAAGGAGGAAATCAAAGAGAAGTACGGTATCAGAGCACAGCGGCCTCTCGCAGATAAGACCATGCGCCGGGCCATTCGAGGAGTTGACCAGTTCGTCATCAACAGTGCCGCCCCCTTCTTGGTTCACATCAACCACGGCGAAGCCGGGGGAGGGGATAGGACGCTTGCGCTGGATGAGCCGCTCCCGACTATGACCGCAAAGCTGGGGGTAGGGGTCGTCAACCCGACGCTGGCACCAATTACCGTCACCAACACCACCAATTCGGTGGGAGCTCCGGCAGACTTACCTATCCACACCGTCACCACGGCCGGAAATCAGATACTTGTTGCCCCGGCCCTCACGGCCATCGGGCAGACTGGTGGAGGAGATCGTGGGCGTGACATCAGAGACCCGGCCCACACAACGGTGTCGAAGCAGGAGGATTGTCTGCTGGCCGCCAATCTTTTGCAGTACCATTCGGAGCAGACAGAACGGATGCGCGGTCAGGGGATGACGGAGCCCATTATGACCATAGACGCCGCCAACCGCTACGGTCTTGTCGGGGCTTCGCTGATGAAATACTACGGAAGCGATGACCACGGCCAGCGCATCCAAGACCCGCTCCATACCGTCACGGCAAAGGACCGAGAGGGGCTGCTGGCAGCATTTCTCTCGAAGTTCTACGACGGTGGCTACACTGGAGCTGGAAGTGCGATGGATGCTCCACTCCATACCACAACGGCCATTGACCACAACGCCCTGGCCCTGGCAAACCTCATCAAGCTCAAGGGCCCGGATGTCGGCTCCCAGGTCACGGAGCCGTTGCACACCATAACGGCAGGTGGGACGCACCACGGCGCGGTCATGGCGACGGTGGTACGCGCCGCTCCCGGCATCCCTCTCGGGAACTGGCCGAAAATACGGGAACTGCTGAACACATACTGCGGGTACACCCTGGAAGACGACCAGGTGTTGCTTCTGGCAATCGGTCGGACGTGGTATTTCATTACGGACATCGGCTTGAGGATGCTGACACCGGCCGAACTTTACGCGGCCAACGGTTTTCCTGATGACTACATAATCGACCACGACTACATGGGCAACGTGTACGGGAAGACCAAGCAGGTGGCCCGATGTGGCAATGCCGTCCCGCCCCCGTTTGCCACGGCACTGGTCAGGGCAAACCTGCCCGAGTGGTGCGATTTGAATATTAGAACGATGAAAGAACTCAACGAGGCCATTACGGCGTAGAGAAAGGGAGGCAAATAAAATGGGTGAAATGACAGCGGCGGCCATGCTGGCTGACCTGCTGGAGCAGACCGGCACCTCTCAGCGGAAGCTGGCCGAGAGCCTGGGCATCAGCCCACAGCTCCTCAACAACCGACTCAGAAAAGATACCTTCCCGGCCGAAGACTGGCTCAATGCGGTGTGGGCCCTGGGCTTCGACATCAAGGTGGTGCCCAGGGATGGGGTGGAAGTAAAGCGCAAGGCCAGAGGCTCCGGCCCCAGGGTAGTCCAGATGGTGGATGGAGTGGTCTACGACACTGAGAAGGCCGAGGCAATTTGCAACTCCAAGAGGACGCACGGAGACCAGCTTTTCATGGAACTGTTCAAGGACGCCGAGGGGCGGTTCTTCGTGGCCTACTACCAACTATGGGAGGGCGGTCGAAACTCCATCGCCCCTGTCAGTGAAGCGGGCGCAAAGCTCTTCCACCAAGGAGTACAGAACAGAATGAGCCCTTTCAAGTAAAGCTGGTGTGTATTTGGTAAAAAACTTTGGAAACCTGTCATTTTATGTTTGACTTACCAGTTGGGTAAGTTAAGATGATGATAGGAACAAGAAATTACCAATTCGGAAGGAACGGTTGAAGATGTTGTACGAAGAGTTCCTGAAAGGCACCGGGGCCGTGGAAGGGGAAGCCACCTGGAAGGAGTACCAGCGGGTGGAGCAGATTTATATGCAGTCCGACCACATGACCAAAGAGGACGCCTACCGGATGGCGAAGGTTGAGACCATCAAGGAGCGCGAAAAGAAGCTGGCCCTGGAGCGGAAGACAGAGAAGGCGTGGGTGCTGGTGAACATCATCCCGGCAGCGGCCTACATCCGGGGGATGGCTGATAAGGCCGGCCAGTGGACGAACTTCTCCTACCGGAGCCTGTGTGGGAACCTCTGGGAGCTTCGCCTGGAGCGCGAAATCAACTGCGGGTCGGTCCGGTTGTATAGCTTCTGGTGCAATGGCAAGCAGATCGACACCCGGCCTACCACTGGCTACGGGCTCCTCCCGAGAGCGGAGTTCCAGAGCTCCCGGGCTGGCTGGCATGATAAAACCCAGAAAGAGCTGGAAGACCTGTTCGGCTTTATCGCGTAAAGAGAGGATGACAAAGAAATGACAAATGAGATTAGGCCTGGCGTCTTCCTAGTCGGAAATGGACGCATACGTTATGACGGCTATATTGGGGAGCAAGTTGTCGTAGTCCTGGATAAAAATGATAGAAAGGTTGTTGTAACTACTTTTTTTGAAGGGACGGCTGGAAAGTCGGTAAGTAGTATTCCTCTTGATAGCACTAATTTTAGCCAGTTTAGGAAGGAAAAATGGTTTGAACTGCTGGTTAAGGGATGCAAACGCTTACCTGCGGATTTGTCAAATGAATTACTCTTTTCGATAAGCAAAGGAGGTGAAAGCTGATGTCTGGAAGGTACACCAAGAGGGAGCTTGCTGACATGAGCGACCTCAAGTTCGCAATGTGCATCCTTCAGGAGCGGCGCAACGGCCTGACGAACCCGTATTCGCCTCTGGCCGAAAAGCTCCGTCGCACCATTCATATCCTCGAAGATTTGGACAGAAAGCCCGTAAGGGTGAACTGGTGGAGCATCACTTTTACTGACGAAGATGGAGAGAAGCGCCCGGACTGTGACGTGGACGATGGTGAGCTGAACCGCATTGGGAAAATGGTTGCGGAGGGCTACACCGGTGGGGAAATCTACAATGCTAAGGAGGATGAGTGATGGACAGAAGGTGGAAGCTGGGAGATGACCTCGCAACCTGCGACAATCTTTTGGACGGGGTGACGTTCGACGACCTCATCCTGGCCGTTCATTGTAACTGCAAAAGCATAACACCGAAGGCAGTCAAGAGGACGCTGGATGAAATCATGGAGGAAAGGCTGGCCGACATGAATTTTCTGCTGAAAAACAACATGGCCGCCATCATCGCGGAGGCCGGAAAGGGGAGATGAAAATGACGCTGCATGAGGCAATCGGTGTGAAGTGCGGTGATATTGACATGAATACCGGAGTAAAGCTCACTCACTCGGAGGTTTATGGTCGGGCCATTGAGTTGCTCGGAGGGCTCGATGTGGTAGCACAATTCATTCCGTTTCCGGTGGATGTGCTGCGGAAGAAGTTCAAGAAAGACCCGTATTTCAACAACACACCGATGAGCAAGTGGGACTTGGCCTCTGGCTTTGTGTGCCATGGGGCTGACTGTAAGCTCATTGGAGGCGGTATCTGGACGTTGTATCACAAGCACGGTATCAACTGTGCCAGCAATTCGGATGGCGTGTGCATTCTGAAAGAAGCGGCCAGAAGGCTTGTCGAGAAGGAGCTGTTGGCCGCCAATACCCGGACGGTCTGATGGGGAGGTGAAGATGATGTTCAAGCTGGAGATCGAGACCAGCGGAGCCGCTTTTAGGAACGAAGACGTTATCAATCATGATGGGGAACCTGACCTCGACCCCTCTTCCCGGGAGCTGCGCGTTCTCCTGGGAAAGGTCGAAGTGCAACTGGCTCACGGCATGACCGATGGGGTTCTGATGGACTCCAATGGCAACAGGGTTGGAAAATGGAGACTGGAATAGGGGGGAGTAAAATGTTCAAAATCAGGGGTAAGTACCAGGGGCAGTCCTGGGAGGACATCGACGAGTTCGACACCCGGGAAGAGGCCCTCGCTATGCTCAGTGAGTACCGTATGGCATACGGTGCTGGCTGGCAGCTCAAAGTGGTTAGGGGATGAAATGGACAAGATTGAACTCACGGCGGAGGACATCGACCGGCTTCTGGCATGGCGGGACCAGCACAGAGAGGAGGTCCGCAGCCACCCGGCTCCGCTGAAAGCGGTGGAGATCGTCATACCTAGCACTGGCTGGCACATCAAAGGCATCAGAGACGGGCCCCATCTCCGCTTGTACCTGAACCAAAAGGGCAAGCGGCTCGGCCACTGTGAGTTTATCCGCCGAGTGGACGGGATGTGGGCATCCACGAAAAACCGGATGCAGGTCGGAGAGGATGAGCTTCGTTCAGTGCAGACGGTCTACTGTTCGCTCATGGCACTGATGGCCTACGGGAGCGCAGAGAAAGGGGAGCCTGGCCCGACCAGAAAAACGGCCACGCACCAGCCCACCAAAGCGGTCTCCGGCAAGAAAAAGAATCGGACCACCTACATACTCCGCACGGTGAATGGAGCGCTTTTAGCGGCTCCCAGAGGCTCCCACGCAAGCCCCAGCGGCATCTTCACCGTGCGGGGACACTACCGGCACTACAAAAGCGGGAAGGTGGTCTGGGTTGCGGAGTACCGCAAGGGCGAAGGCAAGAAAAAGGGGAAGATTTATAAGATTGGAGGCGGGAAGA